CCGGCAGCCGAGATCGCGGCGGGCCTGCGTTTGGCCTTGGCTGCAGAGTACCGCAAGCACATCCAGGTGATCGCCGCAGGCTACCCGCTGAGCGAGCGCGAATCCTGGCCCGTGCAGACGGAGGAGGCGAGGGCGCTTGAATCCGACCCAGCAGCGGCCACGCCCTGGATCGACGCTGCAGCGCTGGCGCGTGGGCTGGACCGCCTGGTGCTGGCCGAGCGCATCCGCGAGAAGGACGACAAGTACCGGCAGGTGCATGGGCTGCTGACTGGCACACGCCAGCGCATCGAGGACCAGATCGATGCGGCGGCTGACGACGCCCTGGCGCTGTCGCAGATCGATGTCGCGGCCGGCTGGCCTGCGGCCCCCGTGTAGGGTTCGCCGAAAAGGCCCGGCCCCGGAATCATCGGGGCCATGAAAACTGAAACCCTCGACACGCTCGCAACGGCCGGCAGTCGCACCACCGGCGGCGGGGCAGTCGTCGGCTTTCTCGGCTGGCTCGCCTCTTCCCAGGCCATAGGCTTGCTGGGCATCTGTATTGCGCTTCTGGGCACCTTGGTGAACTGGTATTACAGGCGGGAGGCCAGCAGGCGTGCCACGGCCAGCCGGCAAGAGGAAGCTGCGGAGCATGCGCTGCGTATGGAGCTGATGCGCAAGACTGGCATCCCGCTCCGGCCCGTGCATGACGAGCCAGACACCTCTCCAACCGACATGGGTGCATTGTGAGCAAGGTGCCCGCATTCCTGTCCAGCCGGCTGGCGGCCCTGGCCATCCTCGCCGGCCTGGGCGGCACAGGCGCATACGTGGCCCAGCAGACCAGCGACGAGGCCCTGCGCGATCAGTACGTGCAGACCGTCGCAGCCGACCCGAGCACCAGCAACGCGGTCAAGGTGGCCATGGTGCTGGGCCAGTTCTACGAGTCCTCGGGCAAGCACTTCGGCACGCCCTACGTTGACAAGCTGGGGCGCGGGCAGCCCCTCACGGTGTGCAACGGCATCACCGGCCCCGACGTGGTGGCCGGGCGCTGGTACAGCCCCTCGGACTGCTACTACCTGGAGCGCGGGCGCTACCTGGCCGCCGAGCGCGAGGCGCGCAGCCTGTTCACCCGCTGGCCCAGCTATGACCCGTTCGTCCAAGGCCAGTTCATCGACTTCGTGCACAACAAGGGCGCGGCCAACCTGAGCACCAGCACGCTGCTGCGCAAGGCCAATGCCGGCGACCTTGCCGGCGCCTGCCGCGAGAACCCGCGCTGGAACCGGGGAACGGTGGCCGGCGTGTCTACCGTGCTGCCGGGCCTGCAGCTGCGCGGCGATGCCAACGCCGAGATCTGCCTGGAATGGAGGGCCCAGCCATGAGCCCGATCTGGATCGCAATGTGGTGGTACTGGTGGAGGGGTGGGCGATGATCGTCAACCACCTGCCGTGGCTGGTGCTCGCCTTGACCGTGTGTATGGTGCTCATGGGCTGGCGTCAGCATCCGAAGACTTGGGCCCTGGCCCTGGCGATCCAAGCGATTTTTCTGCTGTGGATCCTGGCGGCGCAGGCCTGGGGCGCGCTGCCTCTAAATTGCGTCCTGGCGTTGATGTCCTGGCGCAACCACCGCAGGTGGGGCCGGCCATGAGCCTGACCACCATCACCCATGGCGCCGTTGCCGTCCTGGCCGGCCTGCTGGTCTGGTTCTACCAGGAGGCCCGGCTGGGCGCTGATCTGGCCGAGGCCCGACTGGAAACCACCACACAGCACCTGGCCACCAGCACCGCGCAGCGCGCAGCCGACGCCCGCGTGCGCCAGGCCGAGCAAGCCATCAACACCAAATATCAAGGAGCACTCAATGCCGCCCGTGACCGCGAGGCGCTGCTGCGCCGTGATCGTGACCAGCTGCTCACTGTTGCTGACAGCCTGCGCGAGCAATCCGCAGATGCCGCCCGCCGACTTGCCAGCGCTCCCCCTGCTGCCGTCCTTGAGTACGCCTCTGCCCTCGGAGTCGTATTTGAAGACTGCCGCGCAGCGTATGGCGATATGGCAGCAAAGGCTGCAGGGCACGCAGCTGATGTCCAAACCCTCGGCGCCGCCTGGCCCGTGATCCCGAGCCTGCCGGCCGCAGGCACCACCGCAGAAAGCAATCCATGAACACCTCTCCCATCAAACCCACAGTCGGCCGCCGTGTCTGGTTCCGCCCGAGTGCTCAGTTTCTGGAGCGCAACCCAACCGTGACGCAACTGGGGTCTGGCCAGCCGATGGACGCCGGCATCGTCTATGTTCACCACGACCACATGGTGAATCTGGCCGTGTGTGACCACGTTGGCCGGACGCATATGGTGCCGAGCGTGCCGCTTCTGGCCGGTCAATGGGAGCCGAGCGACGATGACTACATGGTGTGCGAATGGATGCCGTACCAGAAGGGCCAGGCGGCGAAGGCCGAAGCCGCGCCAGGTGCGATCGAATCCAAGGCCTACGGCGACGGCACAACAGCCACCGGCCCAGGCCCTCTGCCCGCCCTCTCTCCGGCTGAGCAGTCCATCGAAGACGAGATCCAGGCCAAGGGCAAGACCGCGCCGCGCGTCACCCCGGATGACATCCAGCGCGAAATCATTGGCGAGTACTTCTTCACCGCCTTCGATGGCGTGGCAGGTGCTGGCTACAACGAAGTGAGTCCGGATGGAGTGCTGCGGCCATTCACGTTCAAGGCACCTGGTTCGCTTGGCCTCCTGACTTTCTGCGTCCTGATGTTGCGCAACGGCTTCACCGTGACCGGCGAGTCGGCCTGCGCGTCGCCCGAGAACTTCGACGCTGAGATCGGCCGCCGCGTCGCGCGCGAGAACGCAGTGCAGAAGATCTGGCCGCTGCTGGGCTTCCGGCTGCGCGACAAGCTGGCGGCTGGCGCCTAAGCCGCAGGCGCCGGGTCAGCTGGTGCTATCGACACAACTGAGCCGTCGATTGCAACCATCTCGCCCCGGGTTGTGGGATCGGCTTCGAGCGGCACGCCCCACATGATTCCCGGGTGCTCGCCCTTGTGCATGACGTGGTCAAGATGGTAGAGCTCCTCGGGCGGCAACCTGAACCGCTGGGGATACTTGTCGCTGCCGTGTGCTTTCCAGTGGCCGGCAAAACCAGCAACGACGCGCTGGTGGACTGTGTGCTTGGGATGTGTCGGATCGATCATGGCCGGCATTGTGCCGTGCTCAATCCTCCGGGCATCGCTCCGTGGCCCAGTCCAGTGCCGCCTCGGCCGATTCGTGCGGCCCGTCGAATGCCCTGATGCCGCGCTCATCGTCCCAGAGGGTGCCGGTCCATCGCCTCGCAGCAGGGAAGGGTAGGCGGCCGTAGTCCACGACGCAGGCATACCAGCCCGGCGTGGTCGGCTGGCCGCCCCAGATCAGGCCGTCAGCCATTGCGCGCCGGCAGGATCTGGACCGGGCCGAGGCCGCTGTGCACGACCTGGCCGCCTGGGCCGCGCACCACGAACCAGTCCCTGTCCTCCTGCTCGATGCGGTAATCCTCTGGTCGACCCGGAAGCAACTCTTCCTCTGGCTGGCCGAACCAGGGGTGCATGCGGAGAATCGTCGGATAAATCAGCGGCGGGGGCATGACTGTCTCCTATCAGCGTGTGAACGGCATCTCGCGCCCTTGCTCTGCATGCCACTGCCTTGCAACGCTGGGCGTCTCGGAACGAGGAGGCAGTGTCTCGGGTAGCTTCGGAGTGAAACGGGCGGCATCGAATTTCTTCAGCGGCGCGGCGTCGAGGGAGGTAATGGGGCGGATGAGCCACATCTGCTCGTATTCGCAGATGCCGTCGGCTGTGCGCGCGCAGACATGGCCGCGCCACAGCATCGCGTCCCCCAGGACGTCAAGCAGCACCGGCTCTGCCAAGCGAGGCCCCGGGATTACATGGGAGCAGCTCCAGTTGACCCAGACAGTGGCAACACGCATGTTGCGGCGGCTGTTGTTTGTCTTGCCGTTTTCATACTCGACGCGCAGATCGCCCCGGACGGGCTCGGGCCAGTCCTTGGGCGCCAGGCGGAGGCCGGCGCGACGGAGTTCTATGAGTTCGCAAAACAC